AAGTGCCCTACGTAAAAATATACGGAGTCCCAGATTACTATTTAGGGGGGCGGGGGGTAGAGCTAGAGCCTATTTGACCGCGTGTCGTGATTTGTGGTTTTTGCTATGCCTGGCACCCTCCAGGCTGCAGCTGCAAGGGTGCTGCTGCCATGTAAACCGCATATTGCGACATTGCCTGTCTGACTGTTTTTTTAGCTTTTTTAATGGGAGTGAGAGCTGGGGTGCTGGGGGCTGGCTCGACTAAACGAGCCAGCTCTAGGATTAATTAAGATTGGTTAGGAATTAAATGGGCTATAGTATCTGATAATTTAATTAACCCATTTTCTTTTTTTTCTTTAATCGCTTTTTGAACATGATTACTGATATAACTTTCAAAAGTATTTCTGTTAAAATTTACACCATGATCATAACAAAATCTGACGATCTCAACTTTTACAAAATTTATTAAATCTTGATCAGTTCCAAATTCATGAGTTTTAATATGGACGATCAAATCAGCTAAATCTGTAAAATGTTTTCTAGTTAATGACATCGCGAATATTCTCCTTTCTGAGTTAATTATATATTAAATCGCGGTAAAAATAAAATGTATTAAAATGTATAAGAGATGCTAAAGCCTGATTTGTTTAGCAAAGCGTAATTTGGTTGAAGTATCGCCTTTACGCCTACCAGCTCTTGTTGCCCAGCCTTTAGAGTTCTTAGAGTGTTTTGTAATATGGTCTATTTCAAATCCAGCGTATTCTAAATATTTACCGTTTTGATTTTCATGTAAGTAAGTAATAAATTTACTCACTTCATATTCTTCTTGAAACATTCTTGTAGCTTCTCTGATAAATTTACTTGGATATTTTTTTTGTTTATTTGTTTTCATTTCGAAGTAATCAGGAAAACAAATTCTTGTTAATTCATAAATGTTTTTATGGTTGAGCTTTGATGAACTAGGAACATTGATACTCAGGATACCTAAAAACTTACCTTTGGTATAAACAGTCCAATCACCGCGGTCATTTAAAAATATTCCTAAATATCCTGAATACTTATCATTGAGCTTTATGGCCTGAGCTGGGTTATCAAATAATAAATCCATGTGTCCTAAAAATTCCCAATCATTACCCTCAAGAGCAACATAATTTCTCATTGCCATAGCTGGTGCTTTATTTGTTCGGTGATAAAAGTTATAAAAAACTTTAGCTAGATCAAATCTTATTTCTTGAATTTTCACGCTTTATTTATACATGATCATGGCTCAGGGTTCAAGGCTCAGGGCGTACGGTTCAGGGCTCAGGCGTTTGGGGGCATTGGCCATATATCAAGATTTAATAAAACATAAAAAAGTAAGATTATTCAGTAAGTTTTTTTATTAAATGGGAATAGTTAAATTTTGTTTAATATTGTTATGAGCTTGATTAATCATACTTCAAGCTTTTTAGATAGCTCTGTATGGTTCTTAAAATAGGTTTTTTTGTAGGATATTTTGAGATTTTTTGAGAATTTGCCCTGAAGCATGGCGTCGAAGCTTCAGGGCTGATTAATAAAAAGATTAAGCGACTAAGCTTAACCCTACATCAAGAGCTTTATCAGTAATAGTTGTATCAGATAAAAGAACTTCCTGAGTTCTCATCTGAATAGCCTTATCACTATTACCGCCTTTAAGGTGGCTCTCATTATAGCTAATAGAATTAAAAGCTTTTAACAAGTTATCAGTCTTTACAGATTGTAAATCATTACCTGTATTTTTTAACTTGTGTATTTTCCCATTAGCTTCATAGATATCATGAAAAGCGTTAAAGCTTCTTTTTACATTAGCATTAACTTTGAAATCCTGACTATCAGAATTAAACTTTTTATATGAAAAGTTTTTATCTTTTAATAGCTCAGGCTGGTAAACCATAAGGCAATACTTAATCAAATCATTTTCTTTGATTTTTTTACTTGCCAATTTTTCCAGCTTTTCTTGATAGGTTGTCATTTGAGATGTTGCAATACCATGATCTTCTTTAAATTGTTTTTCTAAATCATTGGTAAAATCAACTCTATGAGATATTAAACCATCAACTTTAGCGCCTGATCTTAAAGAAGCGCTTAGAGTGTTATTACAAACAACTCTAATATTTGATGATCTAATTCTAGCCTTATCGCGTCCTGAGTGATAATTAGCAAAATAAATATATTGCTCTATCTTATCACCACCAGCCAATTCAAAAGAATTATTTGTCTTAGCCATTAGCAAAACAATTCTACCACCGAATAAGCTTATTGCGGTTTCCATTGTTGCCATACCTGAGTCAATGTATTCTTTAAAAAATTTAGCCTGACGTGAGTTTTGGATAATGTTATATTGATCAGTCACCCATTGAGTACTAACAATTTGTTCAGGAACTTTTGTTCCGTCAATTCTCTCATGAGCTTCTCTGACTAGTGAAAAATATTTATCACTAGACATGATAACATTATCGTGGGTTGTCCATTGAATTGGTTTTTTAAAAATATTCCAATCCAAATCAGCGTGATTTAAAATCTGATCAGGTGTTAGATCAGAATTTACTTTTCGTCCTAAACCATGCCAAGGAACATCATTTGCCCAAGCCATAGTTTCTACTTCATGTGCCATATTATTCTCATTTCTTGACGCCATGCTATTTTTATACATTATTTGAGCGTGAATAAAAGTATTTTATATAAAAAAAGTTAGGATATTTTAGTTGAAAAAATTCTAAATATATCCATACAAATAGTATGAAACAAAAATCATATTACTATTTCGTATTATCTACGACCGCCGATAGCGACGATTACAACTGCAATTATTGTCACGCTGAAAATTTTCTATTTTTAACAAATAAAAAACTTAGTTCAAAACCTAATGATTTAGAAATCTACGGTGAGATTATTGAAGAAGCTTGGGATAGTTTATATACGAATTATGAAGTTAAAAGTTTAACAAAGCATGAGTTTGAATGTATGAGTAGAATTTTTAAAGTTATAGTAAACGAGCTGGGGCAATAGCCCCAGCAAGAGAATAATGTTAGCTTAAGTGTTGCTGGTTTTCATTGACGGTGAGAACAACATCAGAGTTTTTAGATTTTCTGCTGGACGCCATGTCTTTTAGCTTCTGCAATCTATCCTGTGATATCACCGCGAGATTAGTTGATAAGTTATCTTCTCCGACTAAAATACTATCTTCGACGTCAGTCCAATACATTTGAACTTCATCTAAATATTTAGCCTGATCAATAACTGTTGCCATAGTGTCCTGACTATCTTTACACCATGTGTAATACTTCTTATGGGCTTGTATGACATCTTCTTTTGAAGATTGATAGTTCATAAGAATTTGCCATTGCCAATCCTGAACTCCATAAGCGCGAGTATGACAACCGCCTGTATTTACAACTTCCAATCCAAATGGATTTACTTTATCATTACCACCGTAGCCAAAATTAAACTGATCAAAATTATCTTTTAACCAGCCTTCATTTTTACTGCGGTCAGTATTTATAGTGGGATTATTGACACCACCTTGACGACTATATTCAGTTTCGACAAAAGGATTTAATTTATTCGCCATGAGTTTATCATGATTTAAAGCACATGATAAATCTGACGGTAAATTAAAATCAATCCTCACTTCATCACCAGCGTCAGACTGAATATTTTTCATGGTGAAGCAATTATCATTCATAGTAAAATCTCTGCTATGATAATCACCTCGCCCATTATATTTTCTCATTACATCACGATCAGCTTTCGGATATCTTTTTTCAACCTCAGCTTCTATGATTTGATGAGCGTCATCTTGCGCTCGATACATACGAGTTATGGCGGTGAGTAAATCATCTTTTAGCTCACTAGGAGTTTGATTTACTACTCGCCAATGCTCTTTTTTGAGCGTCGCTCTTTTAGAGTTATTTAATCGTAGTCTATTATCTGTCATAGTTTACTCCTTACAGATTGTGTAAATTTGGAATTGAGTTTATATGTTCGTTTCTCTCTTCCATGAAAGTATAAAGGCAATCTAATTTACAAAACATTCCGATTGCCCTCTCATTGGGTGGTACATTCCACTCAACTTTTTTTTCGCTCTCGTTGTATCTAGGATTATATTCGCTGGGAATAGATTTGATTACATTGTCTTTTGCAATCTTACCTGATCTCTTAAAAACATAATTACCGTCACGCCAAGACCGTTTTCCGCCATAGCCATATTGACCGACAGAACTTCCGCAAGTCTTACAACATCTAGTCATTTTGATATTTCCTTTCTTAATAATAAGAAAATATAAATTATTAGGATAAGAAGTCAAGAATTAAAAAAGGGGTGAGAACAAATAAACTCACCCCTCTTCTCGCGGTCATAAGATTTGCGAAGATCAAGAAAGGTTGACCGCGAAACTTTTAAATATTACTCGTAGTCCTCCATAGGTCTTTTAGCTACTTCCATTGTAGCGGTATCAGTACGAATAATATAATGACCATTATCACTATTATCACCGTCATTTTTATCCTTTCCGAAGTAATAAGATGAAGATAATAAATTTTCATCTGTTTTCATTCTTCCTATTTCGCCACCACGAATATACTGACGATCAATTTTATTTCTTCCAATGAAGTCTAAAAATTGTGTCATCATCACTCTAGCCTCATGTCTTGTAATGGGATCACTCCAATTACTTTCTGCTTTGTTTCGATCTTTAAAATCTTTAAACCAATTCAAAGCAAAGTTAGGAAATTCAGTACCACCCCAATGATTAAATAAGGCAATACTTTCTTCACCGTCACTATCTTTAAATGATATACTTACTCTATCACCCATATTTTATTCCTTTCTTTTTGGCGAGGGATACAGGAAAATCCCAGTTTATCCCCCTCGCTAATTTTAATATAATCATCTCCTATAAAATTGCAAGTAGTTAATAAAAATAATTTGACAATAATATAAAGTCCTATAAATTTGAGACCAGTTATATAAGGAGTAAAATTATGAGCAAATTTAAAGATTGGGTTATGGACGAGCAACAGAAAGAAGAGGAACTCGAACATATACAAGAAGAACTAGAAATAATGACCGTCAATGATTTTTGTAATTTAGTTGATGAGTATAGTCTTGATATAGAAGTTATCGACAATATATTTTGGGAACTGCGAGATAAACTTTATGAGGAAAGGAATAAGAAATGAGAAAAAATCTAACTATTGAAGAGATAGACAAAAAAATTTGGGATATAGAAAGTTTATACTACAATGGACACAAAGCAAATTCAGAAGAAATGTTATCTTGGGATTTGCGAGACAGAAGGTACTTAGGAAAATTATATAAACTGAGACGAAAAAGAGAAGAGGAACAAAAAGAGGGAGTTAATGAAAGTGAACAGTAGGATAGAGGACATCATACAGGACATACGAGATTTAAGAGATGATAAATCTCATGTATGCCCGAACAACAAAGACGATCAGTTAGAATGCACCTGCATTAAGTATGATCGTGTCATTGATAAGTTAGAGGATTTGTATAGAATGATGATAGCTCAGGGCTTCATCAACTAATGAAAAGCAAATATTCTTACGATCAAGTTTTACCAGATTACATCATCAACAAAACTAACGGTGAGAAGTTAGTCAAGCGAAAATGTTTTCATTGCAATAAAGAATCAATGATGACTAAGTTTCAGCGGTGGTGTTCTGCTCATTGTAAGCACATGGCTACACAAGATTATGATAGCTACACACAAGACGATTATAAGGTTAGTAAATGATTAAACTTTTACTTACTTGGTTCTTTTTATTTTATGTTATAGCTAATCTTGAGTCTGCGTATCATCATGGTCGATTACTTTTACTTCTAAACCAATAGACTCACCGTTAACAATATTGTGATCTCTAATCTCTTTTAGCTTGGCTTCCAACTCAGGTCTAGTCATGTTATCGAGAGAGGCGGTCACAACTTCTTTACGGTCAATATAAAAACCAGCTAACTGACCACGACGATACTCTGCCTGAACGGCTGGGCCTAACTGACCATTAGCAACAGCTTGTTCTCTTAGTCTTGACAGCTCACGCTGGTGAGTGACAAAAGTAATCTTACTCGCTTCTGCATACTCTCGCTGTAACTCTTCAATGGCTTTGACAACATTAGGAAAGTATTTAGGGTTTCTTAAATTACAAGCTTGAGATACTGCTGAACGCTCAGAATATCCAGCTTGTCTTGCACATTCTGT